TCGGCTTTTGAAACTGTAGTTACAGTCGATGGCCAGATCCAACAGGTCTCTACAGCCAACCTGTCTGAAAAGTGGTATAGGGCTTACATGAAACCCTTGGAGGACCTGTGATTCTGAACGGTAAACCCTTCAATCCGGGTGAGCTCAGAACAAAAATCACGCTGAAGTCCCGTAGTGTTTCTACAGAAACGGGCGGATTCCAGCGCCCAAGTTATACCACGACTGCAGATATCTGGGCCAAATGGGTGAACGTACATGGAAGCGAAGTGTGGGCTGCCGAATCGGTACAGGCCATCCGCCCAGCAACCGTCACCATCCGCTACCGGGCTGACATCGATGTGACCAGCGCCATCGAAAAAGATGGCGTGCTCTATCAGATCGTATCGATTGACGACGTTCAAAACCGTCACGAATATATGGAACTCAAAGTGCAGGCTGTGAGGAATGGATAATGCCTAGTGAAATCAAGGGCTTAAACACGAAAATGTCGCTTAGGGGGTTGGATGAATCGCTTGAGCGAATCGCACAACTTGGGCGCGACATTGACGAAGCTGGGGCAGAGGCCCTGTTCACAGGAGCAGAGCTCATGCAAGAGAGCATGCAAGAGCTGGCTCCGGTCGACACTGGGAATCTGCGTGATCACATCCGCATCAAGGGCCCTGAACAGGATGGCAATCGTATCTCTGTAAGCGTGGGCGTGATCCACGATCGCGCTTTCACCGATGCGGAAACAGCCCGGTATGCCGTTGCCCAGGAATATGGTTGGATTAGCACGACAGGCGCTCATTCTGGCCGCGCGTACATCCGTGGTGGCCGCGATCGATCCCGTCGGCCGGCACTGCAAGCCATGAAAAAAACGTTGGCGAGGTGCCTGACATGACGATATGGGAGCGTGTTTCCGCTGCTTTGCAACCATTAGGAGTGGATATGGCCCCCGGCACCTACCTGGGAGAGCCTGGCCAACTCCCTGACCTGTTCCTGACGTATTTTCTGATCTCGGCGCCGCCAGAGCAACATGCCAATGACAGCGAAACGCTACGGTCCTACAACGTTCAGGTGACAGCATACAGCCGCAACGGCCTGGCATCTCTACCGGACATCACCGGCGCCATGAAAGCCGCTGGTTTTACCCCCGGATCATACCGGGAGCTGCCATTCAACCAGGTTTCCGGGCACTACATCCTGGCCCTGGATTTCAATTATCTCGAATAAGGAGCAACAAATGAGCATCAACGCGGAAGAGTTTAAGTCGATTGTCGGTTTGGATGAAGTCCACGTTGCCCTGGTGACCCAGGACGACGCGGACGAATACGTTGCTGATACTCCTGAGGATTTCGCGCCGGCAATGGAAGCCAGCGCGGAGCCAACCACCTCCCAAGAAACACAGTATGCGGATGATTCCCCATTCGATGTAATGACCGCTGAAGCCGAAACCAAAATTACCCTCAGCACAACCAACATCCCGGTTTCGGTGCTGGCCAAGTACCTGGGCAAAGTCTTCGATGTCGCATCAGGGCGCATGTTCGACACCGGCAGTGGCGCCACGCCTCCAGATGCCGCACTCAGCTTCCGCTCACAGAAATCGAATGGGAAATACCGGTACTACCAGTACCTGAAGGGCAAATTCGGCGTTCCCAAAGATGAAGCGGCGACCGTCAAAGACAAGAAGGAAGCCAAGCCTTCACAAATCATTTTCACGGCAGTCAACACTTTGCACAAATTCGATGTGGGCAGTGGGGTACTAAAAAGCGTGAAACGCATCATGGGAGATGAGGACACCTTGAATTTTGACGGCTCGCACTGGTTTGACCAGGTGCAAACGCCGGTGGTCAGCACTCCAGCAGTTCTGTCGCTATCTTCAAGCATCCCTGTTGACGATGCGCTTGACGTTTCTAAAGCCAACGACCTCACGCTGACCTACAACAATGCCTTGATCGATGACGTCGTCAACCACATAACCCTGCTGGATGACAACAGTGCGCCCGTAGCTACAGCGATCACACTGAGCGATACAAAGAAAGTCATCACGATCAACCCGGATGATAGCCTGGAGGGATCAACGGCACACACTCTGATCGCCACGGTTGTGGACATCTACGGCCAGAAACTCACCAGCATCATCACGTTTACTACTGCCGCGTAGGAGGTTGAATGGCTGGAACTCCGATCAAATTGACTTTTTACGACCCTGATACAAGTGAAGAGGCTACAACCTTCTCCCGCTCGTTCATTCCCAGCAAAATGCTAAAGGCCGTATTGATGTTATTGAAACGGCTGGGAAAAATCGACCTGAATCACGTTGAGGACATCCCCCCGGAGATTGCCGATGAGATCATGGGACTGGTGGTCGAGTTTTATGGGAATCAATTTACCATTGACGAACTCGGTGAGTTTTCGGATATGCGCGACATGATCAGCGTATTCTATGCGATTGCCGCCCGGGCAGAAGGCATTGTGCCAAACCCTCCTCCTCCTCCGGAGATCCAGTAACTCCGGAGGTTTATCAGGATTCGGATAGTCCATTTTTGGATTGGTACATTGATCTGGAGATCTCGCTGGCCAAAACCCTTGGTTGGAGCCTGTATGAGATCGACGAAACCGACATCGATAGCCTGCTTCCTTTCGTTATCCGCTTAAATTCGAGAGGGCCAGGAATTGGTTCTACAAAATATGCCTTTTGTGATCAGGTGAATTTCTTGTGAGTGACCTGCCTCCGATTTCTCAAGATATAGCACTGGACACGACCAACTACAAGGCCGGAGTTGCAGAAATGAACCGCCAGATTAGGGTAATCGAGAGCGGTTTTCGCGCTTCGGCCGCGGCCCTGGGTGACTGGGGAAAATCGGCTGGAGGCCTTGAACTGCGCATCAAGGCGCTTTCACAGGAAATGGACCTACAACAGAGCAAGGTTAAAGCTCTGCAAGAGGAATATGAACGAGTCTCCGCTGAAAAGGGAGACACCTCGCGGGCTGCACAGGACTTGCAGATCAAACTCAACAAAGAGACCGAGACGCTCAACAAGATGGGGATCGAGCTGGAGGAGTCGCAAAAATCCTTGTCTGAAATGGGGCAGGAAAGCAAAGAGGCCAGTAATGAGGTTCGCGATCTGGGAAAATCCGAAGATGAGACGCGAGACAAAACCGAAAAATTTAGATCGGTTATGGGTGGACTGGGAAGCGCCCTAAAGGTTGGAGTTTCAGCCATTGCCGGTCTGACCGCAGCCGTCGTTGGCGTTGGCGGTGCCATCACAAAGCTAGTGCTGGATACCGCCGATGCGTCGGGCGAGTTGGTAGATATGAGCCTGAAAACCGGCCTGACCACCGATAAGCTGCAGGAACTGGCGTACGCCGGCGGGCAGATTGGGACGGGCTCGGATACGATCACTGATTCGCTGGCAAAGATGACCCGGTCATTGATCACAGCCAGAAAGGGAACCGGCGACGCCGCGGACGCATTCAGGGCATTGGAGGTACCCATCATCGATGCAAACGGCCAGCTACGCGATTCCCAGACCATTTTCAACGAAGCCATCGATGCACTGGGTGGGGTCGCAAATGAGACGGAGCGCGACGCCATGTCGATGGCGATCTTTGGCCGTTCGGCGATGGAACTCAACCCGCTAATCAAGGCTGGCTCGGCCGAACTGGCCAGGCTCTCCGAAGAAGCTCACCAGGTCGGCGCCGTCATGGATGAAGATGCTGTATCGGGCATGGAAGCTTTCGGAGATACACTGGATGGGTTAAAAGCGGGTTTGAAGGGGACGCTTGGCACCTTGGCAACCGCATTCTTGCCTGGTTTTCAAAATGGCGCCAACAAACTGAAGGATTATCTCGCTCAATTCGCAGGAATCGTTAAGGGGTCCAATGGAGATTTCGGACAAATGGCGGCTGGTATTGGAGGACTGGCCGCCCAGATTGTATCGGATATCTCTGCACAAGGTCCCGCGCTATTAAAATCCGGACTGGGTATCCTGCAGGGAATCGTCAAAGGGATCGTGAGCAATTTGCCAACCCTGCTTCCAGCCGTCATTGAGATGCTGCTGACGTTGGTCAAGTTTATTATCGAAAATCTGCCATCGCTGATCACAGCCGCGGTTCAGATCATTGTTACACTGGCCAATGGAATCGCTCAAGCGTTGCCGGAATTAATTCCGGCTATCGCCCTCATCATTCCACAGATCGCCCTCATTCTTCTTAATAATTTGCCGCTGTTGATTGAAGCGGCATTGAACCTGATTATTGCACTGGCAAGCGGGTTGGTGGCGGCGTTGCCGGTGCTTGTTACACAAATTCCAAAAATCGTACAAGCCATCTTTAACGCCTTCATTGCCGCGCTGCCAATGATTTATCAAGCCGCAATTGAGCTGATTGTAACGTTGGTGAAGGGAATCATCAGCGCACTGCCGAGTCTAGGGGAAGCAGCGGTTCAGATTGTGGATGTGATTGCGAAAGGCGTGGCTGACTTTTACACGACCATTCTCGACATCGGAGTTGGCATCGTCAACGGCATCTGGGAAGGGATTCAATCTCAGGGTTACTGGTTAGGCCAACAAATAAAAAGCTTCTTTACGGGAATCGTCAACAGTGCGAAGAAGGCTTTAGGTATTCACTCGCCATCCACCGTCTTCGCTGGCATCGGCGAGAACATGGCCGCCGGGCTTGGGGCTGGTTTTGCCAAACAGTTCCGCGACATCGAACGGCAGATCACTGGAGCGGTCTCCAATATGCAATTCGGCTCCTCATTCACTCTGGCTGGCACCGGGGCAATGCCTAACCTCAATATGGGAGGTATCCACATCTACATTTCTGGTCAGGCTGACAAAGAGCAGGTCGGATTGGCTGCACGCGATGGCGTGTTGAGCGGCTTACGGGCGGCGGGAGTGATCTGATGTATCGACTGATACGTTTCGGCACCATCGAGCTGGAATACGCCAACCAGGTGGATAAGGTCGGGCTCGGGCCGACGCCCGTGTCATATTTCAGCCTGCCTGAAGGTGGGGCACTGGATGGTTTTGGGTCGATGCAAAAGTTCCAGGGGACAACCGAACGCACCAAAAGTGTGCGCCTGGTGGCTGATAACGAACAAGATTTAAGCGATATCTATTTCCGGTTACTGTCGATGGTTGGAAAGCGAGACAAACTCTATCGCAGGTTGGTCTCCGGATTGGAGCACTACGTATACGCCCGGCTGGTCGAGGTGACAGCATCGAGAACGTATGAGCTGACGCGTTACCGGATGATCCAAGACGTCGACCTGCGATTCGTTTGCCAGGAAACGTTCTGGAAAGGGGCGTATCATGGCGTTTGGAACCTGGACAGTGGCATACGGCTGGATGCCGGTTACACACTGGACAGCCCCTCTTCGTTTACCCTGGAGGATAGCCCAGAGGAAATGAACATTTCGGTTGGTTCCACGGATGACCCGGGCAGAGCGCCGGTGCGTTCGGTGAAGATCGTGGTTTTGGCAGGCGATGCCGAGATGAGCAACGTGGTGATCGAGCGGGAAGACGGCGAACGTCTTGAGTATACCGGGACGATCCCAGCTGCCGGCGCGTTGGAAATCAACTGTGGAACAATGCAGGTGAGTTGCAGCGGAACAGAAAACGCCTACGACAACTTGGCATTCGGCGAAGAAGCCGACATGACCACCTGGTTCTCGCTTCTGCCCGGGGACAATGCCATCACGGTCGGCTTTACGGGTGGAGGAAGCGGAGCATCCATCGAGTTCACATTCTACGAGGCGTGGTACTGATGGCAAAAAACTTTTGGGTCGATATTGAAGACGCTACCGGCGCCCGATTGGGCAGCGGACCTTTGCGCGCGCACAATTTTACTTTAAAGAAGCCGCTATCTGCAGCCGGCGAGTTCTCATTCGAAGTGAGCATCGCTGATCCGAACCGGGCGGTCCTACAGGAGAAACGAACAGCGATCTGCTGGTATGTCGATACTCTGGGCGTCCTGCGTGCCTTTGGCGGCGGGATCATCGATGTCATCAAAATCGTGGTCTCTGAAGATGGAGACCTGTCTTACCAGGTGTCTGGGAACGACCTGGGGCGCGAGCTCAACTACCGCTCGGTCGGATCGCTACAACTCGCCGATGAAAGCGCCGGTGTAACGAATGGGCCAGCACTGATCATGGCCAGCGCACCTTCCGGCTGGGCCTTGACCGGCGGAACGACGCTACAGCCTGTGTATGCCAGTTTCGATGGTGAAAGCGTACTTAACGCGCTGATCCGATGCGGCGAGCACATTAGCGAACATTGGCGGCTGGGAGCAGGCCGGGAAGTGGTCTGGCTTGGACCGCAATCCAGCTTTCAGTCTTGCGGAGTACGAGCAATACAGCACATTAACGATCCTGTAGCTGCCGAGGGGCAAGAAAACCTTGCTGTCATCAGCTCATTGGAAGAAGTGCGAGACGCGGCGGATGTCGTCACGCGCATTATCCCAAGGGGCAGCGGGAATGGCAATGCGATTGTGACCCTGGCGGCAGCCACAGAGGACCCCCCTGCCGGCTACACCCTGGATAAAGCCGGAAATTTTTTACGTCATGATGCCGCTGAAGCGCTATATGGCCAGATCGAACGAGTGGTGGATTTTAAAGACCTGGGACCGATCTCGAACTCAGACCTGGACGTGCAGAACGCCGCCAATATGCTGCTACGGGCCTCAGTTGCATATTTACAGAAATACAGCCAGCCCTGCCAGGCATTTACGCTGCAACTGGCCAACGCTAATCGGCTGCTTGAATCAGGCACGACCATGCGGGTGGTCTACCGCAAGTTGATGGATGGGGAACCCATTTACGACTTGGACGGAACGTTCATAATTACAGAAGTCGAGCAGCGCATCGACGAAAACGGCGTGCAAACCAGCGCGGTGCAGATCTCTAACCTCGACCGCCAGCCTATGAGTGACGCGGAATATCTGGTCAATCAAGCACAGAGCGCAAAGGTTTTCGCGGCACACCCGCAGCTTTCCGCCAGCGTCGACAACATCGGTTTCCGGGACGAGCTGGACAGCAGCCATGCGGCTAGCTTCCGATTTTGGCTGGGCCTGGAATACACGACCATCCAACGAACGGTATTACGGTTTCGGGTTCAACCACTGCGGTCAACGGTGAAGTCGTCTGTGGCAGCATCTGGCGGGGGCAGCTCTCAGACCAGTGAAAGCGGCGGTGGATATTCTATCACCAGCGGGGGAGGCGGTGGCGTCACGGTCACTGGCGGTGTGCATGGCCATGGCAACCCTTATAACCCTAATAGCCTGGGCGAGCATTCCCACGTGCTTTCCAACCATACGCATAGCGTATCTGCTCCGTCTCACACCCACGACGTCAACATTCCCAACCACAGCCACAACGTTTCGTTGACGTATGGCATCTTCGAAGAGTCCTCCGCCAACACACTACAAATCGGGGACCTGGCCATCAAACTCAACGGGGGAGACGACCTGAGTTCAAACGTAGCCGACATCGGCAACGGCTGGTACGAACTCGATTTTACCCAATGGCTGGTGAACGAGATTTACCGTCCGGCCAGGGAAAACAACGAGATTGAAATTTCAACAGCGGCGGCAAAAACCGGACGGGTTGAGGCGCAGCTAACCATTCGTGGTGTAGTCCAAGCAGTAGCCTATTTATAAATTGGAGGTGGAATGTCAACGACTTATCACGACCCGATTGCGACCGGTGCGCCGGCAAATGCCAGTGTTTTCAATGCGCCACTGGGGCAACTTGACCAAGCGTTGGCTGCTCTAAGCAGTGATCTCTCTGATTTAATCAGCAGAGCGTTGCAAGAAGCGCAGGTACAAGGCTCGGCCCAGACGGGCGCAACAAAAATCAATTTTGCGGGAGCCGGTGTAACTGGCACCTATGACGCGCCGACAAAAACGCTGACGCTCACCATCCCTGGCGCAGCAGGAACCATTGAAGCGCACGTCATTCAGGTGGATGGCCTGGATCAACCCACGCGATCCAGGCTGAACTTTTTGACCGCGGGTGGTCTGGAGATCACAGACCATGCCGAGGATGATTCCAGCGATATCGGTGTAGACCTGACCACAGCCCACAATTATGAAACATTGAATCAATTGGCGGAGGCGCCGGCAACGCCCACGGCGGGAAAGATGGCGCTTTATGCGAAAACAGATGGAAAGTTGTATACCAAAGACGACGCAGGTACAGAAACAGAAATGGGGGCGGGTGGAGCGGCCCCTGGCGGCGTCTCACTTGGTTTAATGATTGCTTTAGGAGGCTAATGTGGCTGAGACGTTCAAAAATGTACCTGTAAAACCCGGAGATTCGTATGCGACCGTATATACCGCGCCGAACAGCGTTGGCACCGAACGGGCCGTGCTGCTTGGTTTTCAGGTCACAAATGTGACCAGCAGTGTAGTTACCATCAATGCGCAGATGCTGGATGCATCCAACAGCAATGCGGCCCACAGACTGGCGCATGCGATCCAGTTGGTGCCTGGCGCGGCAGCAGACATTTTGCTGAGCAAGACAGTGCTCGAAGCAGGAGACGCCTTACAGGTGTCTGTTTCTGAAACGGATTCTGTAGAAGGTGTGCTTTCGATACTGGAGATGACATAAATGTCACGAAAAATCATTGGTTATGACCTACCCCGAACAGCCTATTTCGGCCTCGGCGCCGACGGCGACGTGGTTGTTGACCACGATACGTCTCTTGCCAGCACTGAGGACGGGGATTTTGTCGAGAAACACTACAAGAGCCTGACTATCGATTCTGGCTGCACCCTGACCGTTGCCAATCGTTGCCGGGGATTAATCTTGCGCATTATGGGTGACCTGGTGGTAAATGGCACGCTCTCCATGAGTGGAAAGGGCGCCCATGCCTCTGCCAGCGAAGATATCAAAGAGTTTCGGAAATGGATTGGCAAGGGGGTATGGGAATTTGCCGATCTGATGGGGTGGAATGAGGCGGATTATTACGCCATTCCCCAGGAGGGTGGCGCCGGCGGGAATGGCGGAAACGGAGGAAACCCTGCCGTTGCAGGCAGTGCAGGCACTGCTGGAATAGATGGACGCACTGGCGGTGGCGGGGGC